GACAAAGACCCGGACATTTCCCCGGAAGAAGCCAAGGCCAAGATTGATGCAGAGATTGCTTTCCAAAACAACGTCACTGAACGTTGGAAGGCAGACGCACAATCGGACATGAAGCTCCCAAAGCTTATCCGACCACTTACACTCATCACTTTAATGGTGATGTTCTGCCTCACTATGGTGGCGGACTCATTAGACAACTGGGCCTTTAATGTCAAGGACAGCTACATCGACCTGCTGCAGATCCTGATGCTCACCTCATTCGGTGCATACTTTGCTGGAAGAACCGTAGAAAAAGTAAGAAAATGAAAGATCCAAAGACACTTATCACTTCTGCCGCAGGCTTAGTCCTCGTCGGTGTAGCCACGTGGCTTATCGCCACCACACAGGAAGCTACTGTCAATGACGCCAGCTTCGAATACGAGATTGAGAAACTGCAGATGCAGATCGACGAGCAGACCGAAGACATCAACAGCTTAGCTCGCCGTGTCCATGCTCTTGAGAAACATGAGCATGATAAGAAGGGTACGATTGTGCTGCCATGAAGCTTGATGACGATACAAACTTTGGGATTAACATCAAATGGCTCATCCAGATTGTGGGAGGGGTCGGCGGTGCAGTATGGATTTACTTCACCATTATGCAGGCTATCTCTAGTCTTGAGATAGAGACGATGCGACACAATCAAGAGATTGATCTCAACTCAGAGTTTCGCATCAAATGGCCACGCGGTGAGATGGGAAGCTTGCCAGATGATGCTGAGCAGAACCTACGCTTGTTGCATTTGGAGAAGAGAATCGATCACCTCGACATGCTGGTGGACGAGCTGAGGCAAAAAAATTGTGACTAAAACAGAGGGGGCCCCCAACTAAGAGAGCCCCCGTGTCCTAAGGTGCGAAACAACACGACCGGTGTAACGCACGCTCTAATATACTACCTAAACACGGTAATATATCCGGATTCCTGTACTATCTCTGCATTCGACTCTCTTCGAGCGCTGCAGGTATACACGTACACTCCATTAGACACATAGTGTGACCCCCCGTTCACACTTCCATCCCAGGGCTGATCTCCGGCACCCCAGTATACAACATCACCCCAACGATTAAATATCGTATAGCCTACGGACGTCCAGCAATCTGGGTCATACTTGACACTCCACGCATCATTAGTCCCATCATTATTAGGACTGAATGCATTGGGGATATACAGCTGCGCATCTTCACAGTTGTAAATCTCAGGAAACAGATCCCCACAGTTCAGCCCAGTAGAACAGTCGATATACAAAGTATCGAGTATGGTATCTGTTAGCACCACATACTCAATTACCGCAACCTCTACTTCTATAGTATCAGTTAGGTAAACGTAGTCCACAATCTCCAATGTATCAGTGAGGTACACTTCTACAGTATCGCCCGGGAGTTCTATATACTCAACCAGTGTGTCTACTACAGTAACGAACTCTATGACTGTATCTGCCGGTAGCTCTATGTACTCGACAAGCGTATCCGTCACATAAATATATGTGGTGTCGTAAAAGTACCAGTTGATTGCCACCGGTATAGTGTCTGTCACTACAACAGTATCAATTTGTGTAACGTATACTGTATCCGGGGGTAGCTCTACGTATACCGTGTCGTACACATAGATAACTTCAGGCACATCATCTGGACACATGATAATCCAGTTGTCCTCAAAGTTCAAGTCTTCATAAAGGCCTGACCCCCAATTAGTACCGTCTCCATTAACACCTACCTCAGCCCAGCCCCCGTCTGCATCATACATTGTAGGACCGTAACTAATCTGCCAAATCACCGCCTGTATACCGAGGCCCTGACCCAACCAGAAGTCAAATGCATTCAGCAGGTTAGAAAACAGACTTGTACCACCCGACTGATAAAAGTCGTCGAGAGGAAATGTAATAGTATCTCCTGTATAGTACGGTGGATCAACATTGTAATCTGCCCATATATCTAGGTTTGTCCAATTGGTTGGATTCAAAGTAGTGGTTGCGCTATAGATCCATCCCGGGTGGAAACTCTCCTCAGGAATAGATAGCCCCCATGGGAAGTCCCAACCCTGATTCATTGCGTTACAGTTGGAATCCAATGCCTGAAACCCAAACTGCAACTCTGCAATACCTGTTGGACCTGCTGCACCTCCGCAGTTCTCAGTGTTGTTAAACGCAACTGTAATTTCTCCAACAATGGGGTTGAAGTCTAGCAGCTCTAAGTCACATTGAGCGCTGATAAACAGAGGAAAAGAAAGTAGAAGTAAGATGTAGTTTTTCACTACACAAAGATATAGGTATATTTGACTCACTATGAAACTGCATGTATTAAGATTTAGTTCTCAAAGTGATAGCACATTAGGACTACTGTTTGAAGAGGATGGAGACAAAAGAAACTTTCTAGCCTACACATTGGAAGATGAACACAGAGATGAGAAGGTCAAACACGAAACTCGTATCCCAAATGGTACGTATGAGATTACTCTTAGAACTACTGGGGGGTTTAACGCTCGCTATACTAAAAGGTTTCCTGATATGCATCAGGGAATGCTTTGGGTTCGTGATGTTCCTGGCTTTGAGTACATTCTTATCCATTGCGGCAATGATGATGATGACACTAGCGGGTGCCTACTCTTGGGTAATTCACAAAGCGAGAATATTACACAAGACGGTTTTATAGGTGCATCTACCGGAGCCTATAAAAGAGTATACCCACGCATTGCAAAAGCAATACAGGAAGGAGAATGCGTAGAAATTACCTACACAGACTTTGACTCTATATAAACTTTCTTTATATTTGCTACAAACCAAGCAAAAATGGAAAAGAAAATTAAGTTTAAACCGCTCCGCGACTGGGTAATATTCCCTAGTCCACGCATTCAAGAAACTGACGCAGGTATTCAACTTTTCGGTGACGCACAAAAAGCTCTCGGTACCAATATCGTAGAGGTTTTAGCTTGTGGTCCGACTTGTGAGGTAGTTAAAGAAGGGGATACAGTGCTTGTGCACCCAGAATCCGCTGCTCTGATCATTCACCTGGATGACAAAGAGTACGCATGCGTAAATGAATTTCAAGTTGTAGGAGTTATCCCCAAACTTATATAACCGTGGACGGGACAGTAACAATCCCGTTAAAGGATTTTGACGAGTTAAGAAACTCTACCAAAGAGTCAGAAAAACTAAAACAGAAACTATCTCGAGCCGCTAAGGAAATCGAGGTGTTTTTGTCTTTTCTGTGTACTAGGGAGAACATACAAGTGTATGTAGACGAGTTCAATAACCAGTCTAGCCAAGCAACGATCCTAATCGTAGACGGGAGAGCAAAAGTACAGATAAATGAAAACGCTTAAGATACAAGTAAACACAACGCTTAAGTATCTGCAGGTGTTCAACGGAATACTTGAACTTACAGATAAAGAGCTGTTGGTTCTCTCTAGGTTCATTGATCTTTCTGACACAGTGAACCTCTGCTCAACAGAGAACAAAAAGGTAGTAGCCGATGATCTAGGGATAAAAGATTACAATACCCTAAATAACTATGTAAAAAAGCTGAAAGACAAGGGGGCTATCAAGAAAACAAAGGACGGATACAAACTGTCCCCAATACTAAAGCCACAGGACAAAGTGAACTTACAAATACTATACAGCAATGGGTAAATTATCAATTCGACAGATGCTCATCAACTTTAAAGATGAGGTCATTAGATACGCACGAGAAGGTGCACCCCACGTAACAGAAGAATCCTACGAGAACAGGCTGGCCACATGTGGTACATGTGAACATCTGGAAGGAATTAGGTGTGGGATGTGTGGGTGCGTTGTAGAGGAGAAAGCAAAGTGGGCTACAGCAGAGTGTCCCGATAACCGTTGGGACGATGAAAGAGAAAGTCATAATACAGAAGATAGCGAGTGAGCACAATTTACCACTACAAAAAGTAGAAGAAGCAGTCTACTTCCAGTTTAAATACGTGTCCGATGTGATGCGTCAAGGTAAGTTTGAATCTATTCGTCTCCCGTTTCTGGGTAAGTTTCACGTAAACCCAGGTAGATTAAGATATCTCAATGAAAGACCTGATAACAGTTAACGGAAATAAGGTAATACCCTCACCGTACGCACTGACTATCCCAGAGTTTAAGACACTGAAGATAGAAGAGCTATCAGCTGTATACTTTTTTGTGGATCATCGCTCCCCATACAGTGTATACGAAGAACAAGACCGGTGGGATAATATAAAAGAACTGTTAAAGGTAAGCGCAAGTCCTAAAGTTAGTGCGGCAATAGACAAATACAGAGAGCTATCAGAGTCCTCAGCAATAAAACTGCTAAAAGCAGCACGAGAGTCTGTCACAAAGTTGGAGAAATACTTCAAAGAAGTGGATCTCACCATGATGGACGACAACGGTAAACCCATATTCCACGCCAAAGACCTCATCTCTAACCTATCCAATATGGGTAAGGTAGTCAACGGACTTGAAGAACTAGAAGAGATGGTTAAAAAGCAGCAGCAAAAAGACAACCCCAACAGGGGTGGGGTAGTGACAAACAAGTACTCTCAGTAATGTTCAAGGACACGAAAAGATTCTCCCCAGCTGCTGCAGCATTCCTAGAACAGGGCTATTATACTGATGCCCTTGAAGGAACAAAGGAGTTCTATGACTTCTGGGACAAGGAAAGAAACAGATGTCTGTACGGATTTGAGGTAGACGGCATACGGATCACAGGATATCACTACTTCTACTTAAACTACTGCCCAATTGACCGTGCAATTGACGAAGTTCTACCTGATGGGACAGTTCAGGCCCGCAGAGAACGAACATTCCCTGCATTCTACGACGGAGACTACGAATACTACCACGCAGTAGACCGATGCCGCAAGGAAAATAAGCATATGTCTGTGCTAAAAGCTAGACGTAAGGGATATTCCTACAAAGCCGGGTCAATGCTGGCCCGAAACTACTTTCACATCCGTAACTCTAAGAACTTCGTGTTTGCAGAGCAGAAAGAATACCTAACTGGGGACGGATTGCTTAGTAAAACCTGGGATTTTATCTCATTCGTAGACGATAACACAGCATGGACACAGCCTCGCCTGATCGACAAGGAAATGCACAAGCAGGCTGGGTACAAAAAGCGCGTTAATGGAACTGACGTAGCACTAGGAATGAAATCCCAGATTATTGGGGTATCACTCAAAGACAATCCACACAAAGTCAGGGGTAAAGCGGGGGAACTTATCTTCTTTGAGGAGGCAGGCTCGTTCTCAGGGCTGTTAACTGCGTGGGAGATAGCTATGCCTACTATGAAACAGGGTTCTAAGACCCTTGGTACTATGATTGCCTTCGGTACAGGTGGTGAAGAAGGGCATGGGTTTGAGTCATTGGAGGAATTGTTCTACCACCCAGAAGCATACAACTGCCTAGCATTTGACAACGAATGGGACGCAGGAGCTATGGGAACTACATGCGGATACTTCGTCCCTATCTACCAAAACCTAGATGGATTCATGGATGATGATGGGAATTCCATGGTACAAGACGCCAAAGACTTTGAAGAGGCGGCTAGAGAAAACAAAAAGAAAGCAAATGACGCAAAAGCACTTGATCAGTACACAGCTGAGCACCCCTTCACCCCACAAGAAGCGACGCTACAGACAACAATTAACGTATTCGATGTCACGTCGCTCAAGGAACAATACAATAGGGTTAAAGCACACAATCTTGAGAAAGAGGGCACAGCTGGAGTACTATTCTACAAGGCCGAGGAGATTGACTTCCGTCCTGATCCATCTATCAAGCCAATCACTAAGTTCCCCCACAGGAAGGATGATGACCTAACCGGGGGTGTGGTGATCTACCAAAATCCTTGGAAGACACAAGAGGGGAATATCCCACACAATCTGTATGTTATTTGCCATGACCCGTACGCGCAGAGTAAGTCTACAACTAACCAATCGCTTGGTGCTGCATATGTAATCAAAAGGCCTAACAATCTATCTAAACCAGACGATATAATAGTAGCTAGCTACATAGGCAGGCCGCAGACGCAGGATGAATACAACAGAAACCTATTCATGCTAGCTGACTACTACAACGCAAAGATTGGGTTTGAGAACGACCGGGGTGAACTCATAGCGTATGCTAAGCGTTACCGCAAGCTGCACAAACTGCAGGAGGAGTTTGAGATGCTAGATAAAAAAGAACTGCGAAGCAGAAACGTCAGACGCCAGTACGGAATGCACATGACCGAGCAACGCAAGCGTCAGGGAGAGCTTTATATAAGAGACTGGTTAATATCACCAAGAAGTTCAGATGAAGATGGAAATATAAGGCTTAACTTGCATGAGATTTATGACGTTGGATTATTGCAGGAATTAATTAAATTTAACCACAGGGGCAACTTCGACCGAGTAATGGCATTTATGGTGGGAATGTACCACACTAGAGAGCTATACAATAAAGAAGTCGTAGAAACAATCAACGATATGTCTCAAAACGAATGGTTCGATCGCAACTATCAATAAATTTTATACATTTACACGAATGTACGGAGCAGCAAAAATACCGCAGCAAAGACTACCATTAAGCAAGAAGACTAAGAAGTGGAGAGAGGAGTGTGTAGATGCTTTTATCAATATATCTAAGTTTGGACTTAGTGAAAGACGTAGTAATCTGAAAGCCTTATATGACTACTACAACGGAGAAGTAGACGAAACTGACTACAGATATGTAATCAAACCATACGGAAAGAGTCGAGAGAACTTCCCATCCAAGCTTAGGAACTACCCCATCATCAAGCCGATCATCGATCTGCTTCTGGGAGAAAAGTCCAAGCGGCCTATTAACTATACTGTAACTGTAAAGAATGCAGATAGTGTAAGTCTGAAAGAGCAAGCTAAGACTCAACAGATACGTAAAGCAGTTGAGTCTATGTTCCTTCAAGAGATTGCAGAGCCCAAAGACCTGCAAACTCAACAGATACAAGAGCAACAGCCAATGCTACCTAAGCAAGTGGCTGAGCAGTTTGAGCGCACATATGTAGACGATCGTGCCATTAAAGGGCAGGCAGCGATTAACTACATCATGTACGAGCAGGAAATGTACGATAAGTTCCAGAAACAGTTCTTTCACTTTCTGGTATCTGGAGAAACGTACTCGCACAAAGGTGTGCGGCGCTCTGAGCCGTTCTATGACGTAGTAAATCCTATTGATATTGACTTTGACAAAGACCCTGATGTGGAGTTTGTTGAGGACGGAGACTGGGCAATAGTAAGACGTTACTCGCACGCAGCCACTGTCATCGATCACTTTGGGGAATATCTCACAGAGCAACAATGCTTAGAGTTAGAAGACCCAAAACACCAGTCAGTAGATACATACTTGCTTTATCGCTCTGAGGCTACGGGTTCTGACGACAATGTCTACAGAAACAGACTTGTTGAAGTAGTTACTGTGTACTGGAAGAGCCGTAAACGTATAGGGTTTGTGTCTTATCAAGACAATCAAACCGGGATGATAGAAGAGTTCGAAGTAGAGGAAGGGTACAAGCTCTCTGCTGAGATGAAAGAAATGGGAGCCAAGATCAAGTATGAATGGGTCAACGAAGTATGGGAAGGAACTAAGATTGACGGTAGGTTCTACGTCAAGATGTCTCCTATCGCTAACCAACGAACTTCTATAGATAACCCATCTGTATGCAAACTCCCTATTAATGGCTTCAAATACTCAGACATCAACTCAAGCAATATTTCGTTGGTGTCATTGGGTATCCCATTCCAGATTAACTACAACATCTTCAAGTACCGCATGGAGCTTGCGATTGCACGTAGTAAAGACATCATCGCACAGTTTGACATCAACATGATCCCGAAGAAATGGGATCTGGATAAGTTCATGTACTACGTTGAGGGCACAGGTATCGCATGGGTTGACTACAACAAAGAAGGAATACAACTCTCACCGCAACACCAGTCTGTATTGGACATGTCTATCAAGACAATAGAACAATATGTTCTGCTGCTTGAGACTACGATGCAGGAATGGGAAAAAATCTCTGGAGTCAATAGACAGAGACAAGGAACCATCGGCGCATACGAAGGAAAAGGTGCGTCTCAGCAAGCCATTGTTCAGTCTTCTCACATTACTGAAGACCTGTTCCGAAAGTTTGCACGCTTCGAGCAAAGAGAACTGCAAGGTATGCTTGACTACTCTAAAGAAGCTTGGATATCGGGGAAGAAGTCTATGTACGTCATGCCTGATACTACGATGCAGTACTTAGACCTTGACTCTCTCGGTCACATGGAAACTGAATATGGAATCTTCGTGTCTGACGCAGGTAGAGACCAAGAGAATCTTAGACAAGCACGTGAGTTGTCTCAAGCTATGATCCAAAACGGGATGCCTGCATCTGCAGTTCTCGATCTCATGGATACCGAAAACTTCTCTGGAATTAAGGAGAAGCTTAGAAAAGCAGAAGCTGCACAGAAAGAACTTGAGCAGGCTCAGCAACAAGCTCAGCAACAGCAAGCACAGCAAGCTATGCAGATGGAGCAGATGAAGATGCAGGCAGAAGCTCAAGAAAAGGATAGAGACAGACGTAAGGATATTGAAGTTGCTCTTATCAATGCAGAGGCAAAAGATCAGGCCAATCGCTTGAACATTGACCTGCAGAAGATTATGATGGACAACAACATTAAAGAGAAAGAGTTAGAACTCAAGCGTGAAGCCCTTGACAAAGAGGGAGACACCGAACCAAATGGCGTCTGATGGACAACGCTACAAGAAAACATCTACTGCAGCGGCACAGTCAGTCTGGATTTCCAGGCTCTATAATTGACGTTTTCAAAGCGTACGACCAAGGCATTGATCTTATTGGTCAGTTCGAACAGCAAAATAATATGCAGGTTGCGGAAACGCCGCAGCAACAACAGCAAGGATTAAGGCCTGCACACCAAGCTGGGAATACTAATCAAAGTATGATATTCCCTAATGTCCCTCCTAATACCCCATTCAATACGAAGGGCATGAAAGCCCCGATTAATATACAGAAGTATGATGAGCAGGGACACTTAGTCAAATCATACGAGAACGTTCCCCCTGGTGTCAGCAGTTTACCTACAGGTCCTCAGCGCGGGACAGTCATTGAGACTCCTGCTAATATGCAATCAGGAGGACGCAGGCTGAAAAAGGATGCATTAGAGATGTTCCCGGCGCTTGAGTCGCTTGGAAATGTAAAGGTTAAGACGGACAAGGAATTTACTAAAGACCTGACTGGGATAGGGGATATAGAATACTTTGCTCCCGGGCAAAAAGCTATTACTTATCCTAGCGGTGCGCGAGTTAAACACCCGGGTTCAGATAAAAGACATACTGTCTTGGTAAACCCTGATACTAATGATGCTCAGAACGTAGCACTAGATATGCTTCATGGTCTTGCAGCAGAAGACCCTACATACAACAGGTTAGTGCAAGAGTTTGGGGAAGCTTTAGGAGAAGACGACCCTAAGCACTTCTACGAGCTGGATAGAAAAGAGGGACTAGCTGAAGATGGGTATGATCAGTACCGACAGAACTACATAGATGGGAAGATTCGTAACCTACTCTTTCAGGGCAGCCAAGAGGATTTTGATAGAGCTAAATACAACTCAGAAGAAAGACAGCAAATACAGAGGTACAACCCAATTGCATATAACAAATTCTTAGAGATAGAGAGTCACCTCAAGTCTCCTAGAAAGAAGATGCAAACGGGAAGCTTTGTAGATAGAAATTATCTACCTCCTATTGCACAGGAAATAGAACGAGCTGGTGGGTTTGATCAGTACCAAGCTAACTTTGATCAAGCAGAAGAGTTAAAAGACTTAAACTCACGCCCAACTATTTCGCAGGGCAACTTTGATGTAGACGAGGAAGGGATGATTGTGGAAGACAATCCTTCGTTTTTGGAGATGGCAGCTAATCCGGTGGCCACTGCTAGAACAATACTTGACCCATCAGTAGAAGGATTACCATCTCAGGTAGAGTTTGACAAAGCTGCAGGCAAAGGAACTGTAGCTGGAGCTATTGCAAATGATATTGTCAATCCTGCTGCCTGGCTTAATTATGGTGCTAATGCTGTAGGAGACGTAGGTCGCGCAGGCCGATCGGCATTGGAGGGAAATGCTGCAGAGGCACTCGGACATTTGGGTAGTGCCGGCATTAATGCATTAGGTGTTATACCAGGAATTTCACCATCTGCAGCAATGAAAGCTGGAGTGCGTGACGCTATGACTAGGAGGGGAATGGTAGGCCTTTCCGATTGGAAAAACCTGACACCCAACCCTTACGGATTTAAAGAGATAGGTGCGAAGCCAAACATATTTGGACAATACCCTATACCTAAGGATCCTATGAAGATGGATCTAACTGCAGGATTCGAAAAGCTGAAAAAAGCTCAATCTAGGTTTGAAGACGAGGGCGCGCGTAAGGGGTTGTTTAGTGGCGATAGCGGAATGCAAAAGGAGAACATCGGATCATCTTATATAGCAGGTAAGGGTCCTCTGGGAAAATACCTAGGCAGAGGTTCTTTTGGTACGGTTTATGAGTTTGGGGCTAATCCAAACTTTACAGTCAAAGTTGGAAGGATAGGTGCGGAAGGTCGATATGGAGGAGTAACACCAGAATTTCATAAGAGAGCTTTGAAGTTTGCTAAAGAACCAAACATTGCAGTTCCGCTTCGAGTACAAAAGTTCGATGTTGCTTCTCCGAGTGACCTGACAAGACATATTTATGGAGATACTGCTCCTATGGAGGTCAGTGTAATGCGCAATCTAAATAGACAGACAGCAAGAGGAGCACTTGATAAATATACTCCTCCAGGAGGGCAGGGACGGATCGAAGGGCCATCAAGATCTGCGTATGCTTTAGCTAAAAGACAAGTACGTGCACTGCGTGATGAAGGGATTGCTGTCGACATGGACAATCCAGCAAACATGTCGTTCAATTATAGGACAGGAAAGTTTGACATTTTCGATCTAGAGAATGTACCACAGCTCCAAGCCAAGACTAAAGTAGAAAAAGAACTTTGGGATGGTTTGGTCGGCAAGTACTATGATGTTGGGGAGTACACTGGTAAGGTCAATAAGTATATTGACAACAGTTTCACTGCACAGCCCACGCCGCCGAAACGCACATACGCGCAACGCGCAGGAGGTCCGAGAAAATATCAAAGCGCAGGCTTTGCAGACAGAAACTACCTGCCTCCCATTGCTCAAGAGATAGAAAGAGTAGGTGGGTTCGACGCTTATCAAGATCAGCTAACCGCTTCGCAGGCTGCTGGGGAGTTAGCGGAGGCACAAGAACAAGAAGCAGAAAGACAAAGACAGCTAAGAGCAAGTCAAGGAGAAATTAAACCAGTCAGACTTGCTCCGCCTAATGCTATGGCATTTATGCCTCCTGGTTTGCAGTACAACCAGCAAGCTGCAGGCAACTACATTCAAGAGAATCCCACCAGTAATCCTGTTTCTCTTACAGCTCTTGGATCTTATGCTGCATTAGCAGCACCGGCTGCGACGGCTCGAGCGGGTCAAACTCGAGTTGGGCAAGGACTAGGAAAAGCACTAGATAGTAAACCTGTCCGATATGGATTTGGTGCTACTTCTGGGTACGACCTCTCCAACATGAGAAACTGGGAAGGAACCGGACAAGACAAAATGGAGAGGCTCGGAGCAAATGCCATCGGTCTTTCAGGAATGAGATTTGGGCAAGGAGCCAGAAACTTAATATATCATACCATCGATCCGATAGGCTACACCCCTCGTATTAAT